GGCCCCGATCAGCACCGGGAAGGACTGCCACCGACCCAATCAGCACAGGGAAGGACCGCGCCGCCCACGGTGACGACCTGCCCGATCTGCCCGGCCTGGGCGGTGTCGGCCCGCCAGATGAGCAGCGAACCGCCCGCCCAATCACATGCTTGGCCTACTCCTTCCGGCCGGACCCTGCCGCCGCCCTGATGACCCCGCCGCCCTGCTGCCCGCACCCCTGCCAGACCTACCGACAACGCCAGCCGCCAGCCCGCCAGCACCCCGCCGCCAGCCCAACGCCGGAGGGGTCAGATTCTCCACCTAACGGGATATGGCTTTAGGCTTAGGGCTTAGACCTAGAGGGCTAGAACTCGCCTTATCTATCCCCCTGCCCCCTTCCTTCTCCGGCCCGGCCTCGGCCCCCTCCGGCACCGCGGCCGCCCCGATGAGCAAGGTACTGCCCCCCGGGGGCGGGGCGAATGCGGGTTCGAAAGCCCCAAAATATTTCTAGGTGCAAAATTTTTTGAAGGGCTTCCGCATTTTGACACCCGAAAAAGGGAGTACGGGTCAAAAAATGTAAGTCTGGGGCGAACATGGCAGTAATGTCACCGGGATGATGCATACCATATTGGTGGAGCCAACAAAATGGTGGCTGCTTACAATTTGTAAGCGGCTGATGATTTGTCGGTGCCGCCAAAACATCCCGACAGCGATCTTGTTGAGGTCAACAAAATCGGGTGAGACCATCTTGCCGGGGACGGCAAAATGGTTTCGCCTGAGCTTGTCAAGAGCTACACAGACAATTTCTTAACAAAAATATTTCAGCATTTTTGTTAAAACGCAATAAAATGCCAAAGGATGTTCGTGAACACCGACGGAAGAAAATTTGCTATAATAAAATAGATAATAGGCAAGAATAAAGGAGAAGGGGGCCTGCACAATGACTGCAATCGAACTGTCGAAAAATATCATTGCTTATGCCGCAATGAACGAGTGTCAGGTAACAAATCTGAAATTGCAGAAGACCCTTTACTATGTACAGGGTTATTATCTGGCTCGATTCGGAAAGCCGCTTTTCGAGGATGAAATCGTAAATTGGGCATACGGTCCCGTTGTGCCGGAGGCTTATTTCCAGTTCTGTTCTTATGGTGCGTCGGCAATCACCCCGGAACCGATGAAGCTGCTTTTTGCAAGTCTGAGTGATTCTGAATCGGGCTATATTTTCAGAGTAATCAATGCTTGCTTGCAGCGCACGGCAAGGCAGCTGGTGGAAAAGACGCACACTGAGGCACCGTGGCGGAACACCTTTAGAAATCAAACCATTGATGTTATGAGCATCAAGGATTTTTTCAGCAACAACGATCCGCTTGGAATTAAATAAGAGGACTGTGTATGCAGAGTAAAGACGCAGAAAATAGCATGACCAAACTGGTTCAGCTTTTGGCAGACATTGCGGAAAAAGGATATGCTGATGAAATGGATTCAGCTCCAACAAGCGATTTTGTCAAAGAGTGCTGGGAGCGGTTATGTGAGATATACAAAGACCCGGAATTCCGGCATTCGTATTCAACTGTTTCATCGTGCATAGAACAGTACAACCCGGATCAGCTGGATTCTTTGCCGGTATATCTGGATAGAGTGGTTGCGTTTGCTGAAACACAGGAGGACACTGAGGAAGTTCGCCGGATCACAAAGTCCGTAAGAAAACTGCTGGATCATATTGGCTTGGAGTGCGTTCGACTGAACCGTATGTCACAGGTGAAGCGGTATGCAGATGAAGCAAAGCGGATTCAGGGCGAGGCGTTGAAGCTCAACAAGTCTACAAGAACAACCAGTAAGCGGCTGGACGAGAGAGTGAATGGCTTCCATGAGCAGTCGATTACGATCCTTGGAATTTTCTCCGCAGTGGTGGTCGGATTCATGTCCGGGTTGTCAATGTTTACATCGGGCTTTAATAAGCTAACGGAAGTGAGCCTGTACATTGTTTCCTTCTACTCGGTTTTGGTAGGAATTATCCTGTTCGATATTCTCTTTATGCTCATTTTCTTCATTGCGAAGATTTCCGGGCACTCGATTGCCAGGGATGTGCCGCAGAGTGATAAGAACTGGTTCTTCTCAACATGGCATCGGTATCCATACGTTTACTGCTTCCACTTCTTTGCCATTGCAGTGCTGGTGATCCTGTACGCCTTGCAGATGGTGCATGGAACGCCCGGAGCAGAAGGACAGCTTGTTGAAGTGGTGGCAAGTAGTGCCTGTTCATAAAATGTTTACAAACAACCCCCTAAAAACCGCCATTTGTGGAAAAAGATGAGACACTATGAGACGTTTTTAGTGGTATAATTGGTACAGTGGATTTATGGAAAAAGCCCCACGGTGGAAGCACCGAGGGGCTTTTCTCATATCCGGGTGTGCCGCAGGACCGGCGGCGCCACATAGATGCTCTGTCAGACTTTTTGTCTGGCAGGGCATTTTTTATTGCTCGAAAACGGAGGGGTCATAAATGGCAAGGCGAAGCGATGAGCGAGATGCCGCCCGCGCTGAGTACATGGCCCGGAAGAAAAAGGGCAGCGAAGTCAATCTTCGGCAGCTGGCGGATGATCTACACCTCAAGTACGATACTGTCCGGCGGTGGAAATCGAAAGACGGTTGGGATACTCCCACCGGCAGGAAGCCCGGCGGACAACCGGGAAACCAGAACGCCGCGGGCAACTCCGGCGGCGGGGCACCGGCGGGCAACCTGAACGCTGAAAAAGATGGTGCCTATTCGAGAATCTTCTTTGATAAGCTCACCCCGGCGGAACAGGGAGCCTTTGACGATGCACCCCGGAACGGCGTGGAAGCACTGCAGCACGAGATGGGATTGCTCAAACTGCGGGAGCTGAAGATTCTGGAAAAGATCAAAGAGTACGAGGACATGGACCCGGACACGCTGATAACATCCAGCGTACTAGATATGCGTGTTCCGGGCAAGGTCGGCAAGACGGGCAAAAAGGAAGACGGCAAGGTACAGACCATGGGAATGTACAGCCGCGATACCCCCTTTGCCCGTATTCTGAAATTGCAGGATGCTTTGTACAAAACGCAGGGCCGCATTGCTGCTGTTGCCGGCGCGCTGCGGGCGGCGGAAGAAGCAGACCGACGCATGGAGCTGGAACGCCAGCGGTTAGAGCTACTGCGAATCAGAGCAACGGGCGAAGTGCCGGAGGGCGGTGACGAAGATGGCTCTATACACCAGTAAGGCCGTGGCGGAAGTGCTGGGCGTAACAGAACGCCGGGTGCGGGAGCTGCGGGACGAAGGTGTGCTGTCTGAGGAACGACCCGGCATCTTCAACATGAAAACCGTCGTCAAACAGTATCTCGCCTATAAGATCGGCGACAAGGACGATTCATCTCGTCTCACGGCTGCCAGGGCGGACCGGGAAGAGACCCGGGGCAAGATCGAGAAAATGAAGATGGAAGAAGCCAAAGGCGACCTGCACCGCACCGAAGATGTGGAGCGGGGTCTGAAAGCCATCTTTGCCAATTTCAAGAACCGTCTGGAAACCATACCGACCAAGTACGCCAAAACCATGGCGCAGCTCACAGACCCGGTGGAAGCTCACGACATCCTGCAAAAAGCGGTGGAGGAAGCCCTCATTGAGTTAAGCAACCCGGATGTTGCACTGGCCGAGCCAGAGAAGGAGCCGGAAGATGAGCAGGAAGAATAAATGCCGGGGCTGCGTATGGGGCACCCGGCTGAACGAGATCACGGCATTCTGCCCATTCCGGCAGTGCGTCAAAAAGGGAGGCGAGAACCATGGCGATGATCCATCTGGAACCGCAGACATTGGAGATGTTCAGCCGGGCACTGGACGGACTGAAACCGCCACCGAACCTGTCACTGAGCCAGTGGGCAGATAAATACAGAAAGCTCTCTGCTGAGGCTTCTGCCTCGCAAGGGCAGTGGAACACGGACGCTGCGCCGTTCCAGCGGGAGATCATGGATGCTATCGGAGATGTTCACGTCCGCAAGGTGGTTGCCATGATGTGTGCGCAGGCCGGGAAGACCGAGGGTCTGATCCTGAACACCATCGGTTTTTACATGAGCTACCACCCGGCATCCATCATGGTGATGCAGCCCACGGTGAATCTGGGCGAGTCCTTCTCGAAAGACCGCCTGACCCCGATGCTGCGAGATACGCCGGCACTCCGGGGCCTGGTAAACACCAAGAGCAGATACTCCGGCAACACCATCTCGAAAAAGAATTTCCCCGGCGGAATGCTGGTCATCGTGGGAGCCAATGCCCCCACAGACCTGCGCAGCCGCCCCATCAAAGTGCTGCTGGCAGACGAGGTGGACGCTTACAAGGCCAGCGCAGGCAAAGAGGGCGACCCGGTCATGCTGGCAGAGGAACGCCAGACGACCTTTTGGGACTACAAAACGGTCATGGTTTCCACCCCGACCACAAAAGCCGCCAGCCGCATTCTGGACGAGTTCAACAACTCCACGCAAGAAGAATGGACGGTGCCTTGCCCGAACTGCGGCTTTTATCAGCCGTTTGTGTGGGACAACATGGTGTTCGACAAAGACAAGTGGCCGGACGGCGGTGTGCAGTACCGCTGCACCGAGTGCGGCTGTCTGGACAACGAATACCGCTGGAAGAAAGGTAGCGTAAAGGGCAAGTGGGTGCCGGAGCACCCGGAACGGTCCGTGCGCGGCTTCCACATGAACAAGATGGGGTCCACGCTCTGCGGGTGGGACGAGATCGTGACAAAATTCATTGCTGCCGATCTGGACGCTGCCCGCGGCGATTACGAGAAGATGCAGGTCTTCGTGAACACGAACCTTGGCTTGCCGTGGGAAGAACCGGGCGAAACCGTGGAATCTGCCGCCCTGATCGACCGTCGGGAGTTCTACGAGGCCGAGGTGCCCGACGGCGTGATCTACCTGACCGCCGGTGTTGATACGCAGGACAACCGCTTCGAGATCGAAGTGGTGGGCTGGGGAATCGGCAAAGAAAGCTGGGGCATCCGCTACCAGCGCATTTTCGGTGACTTGAAGCGGGGCCAGATATGGGCAGACCTGGACGAGTTTCTATCTCAGACGTGGAAAAAGAAGGACGGTACAGAGCTGTCCCTCCGCTCTGTCTGCATGGACAGCGGCGGACATTTCCCGGATCAGGTCATTCGATTTTGCAAAGAGCGGGAAGAACGTCACATCTGGGCAATCAAAGGCCGCGGCGGTATGGATGTTCCATACATTCGCAACCCGACCAAGAACAACCGGGTCAAAGGTGAGCTGTTCACGCTGGGCGTTGACACTGGCAAGAACCATGTCCTTGCCAGGCTCAAAATTCTTATCAAGGGGCCGAACTACTGCCACTTCCCGGCGGCAGAAGATGCAGGCTATGACGAGAATTATTTCAAGATGCTGACCGCAGAACATAAAGTGACTCGCTGGAAAGGCGGGCGCAAGGTGGAACGGTGGGAACTGAAGGACCCGGCGCAAAAGCGCAATGAGGCATTCGACGTTCGGAACTATGCGACGGCGGCACTGGAAATCTCGAACCCGCAAGGCCTGGAAGTGCCCGGCGAGGAAACCGCCCGCCCTGCAAAGCAGCAACACCAGTACCGAAGAAGAAGATCGGGAGGAATTTAACCGATGGCAATTATTTCAAAAGAGGCCGCACAGCGACATTTGGAAATGTGGCTGGAAGCGGAAGCAGCTGTTTCCACAGGCCAGAGCTACCAGATCGAGCAGATGCAGCTTACCCGGGCCAGCTTAAAACAGATTCGGGAAACTATCATCTTCTGGGAAAACAAGGTGGCCGAGGCAGAACGGGAAGAGCGTGGCCGGGGCAGGAACCGTATGTATCACTTCTCGCCCCATGACGTGTAAGGCGGTGAAACCATGGCAAATATTCTGGATAAAGCAATCGCGGCAATCTCCCCCGAAAAGGGGTATCGCCGCGCCGTGGCCCGTACTGCCCTATCCGTCTTGAACAACGGCACGGGATATGGAAACTATGGTGCATCCCACACATCACGCTCTATGAGAAGCTGGCGCGTCGGCGGCGGCAGCGCAAAGGAAGACATTGAGGATAACCTCGAAACCCTGCGCAAACGGAGCCGGGATGCTTATATGGGCATTCCGCTTGCTACGGGTGCCATCAAGACGCTGCGCACCAATGTGGTGGGCAGCGGGCTGGTGCCCACGCCGCAGGTGGATGCCGACTATCTCCATCTGACTGAAGAAAAAGCCGACCAGCTGCAAGCGCAGATCGCAAGAGAGTTCAGCCTTTGGGCGGACAGCACGGCCTGCGATGCCGCCGGCATGGACAATTTCTGGCGTTTGCAGACCTTGGCGTTTACCAGCTTCCTGATGAACGGAGACGTGTTTGCCGCAGTTCAGTTTCGGGAGCGTCCGCACTGGCCGTATGCGCTGCAGCTGCGCCTGATCGAAGCAGACCAGGTGTGCAGCCCTGACCGCACGGATCATCTGGCTCCCGGAAAGGTAAACGGCAAGAGCGTGTTTCAGATCGTGCAGGGAGTGGAGACCAACGAAGCCGGAGAAATCGTTGCCTACTGGGTGGCCAATCGACACCCGTTGGAATACGAAAGCCCGGTGCCGCTGCAGTGGATCCGAGTGGAAGCGCATGACCCGGAGACCGGGGAACCGAACATTCTGTGTGTTACACAGAGAGAGCGTGCCGGGCAGCGGCGCGGCGTTCCACTGCTGGCTCCCGCACTGCCCACGTTGAAGCAGATGGGAAGATACACGGACGCAGAGCTTTCCGCAGCAATCGTTTCGTCCTGCGCTACCCTGTTCATCCAGAGAGATGGGCAGAGCGATATGGCTCCCTTCGGAGAAGACCCGCCCGAAAAAGCGGACAACCCGGATACTCCTGCCGATGAGCTGGCAATCAACCTCAGCCCGGCGGCGGTGTTTGACCTTGCCCCGGGCGAAAAAGCAAACCTGATCGACCCGAAACACCCGACCACCACCTACGACGGTTTTATGATGGCGATGTCCAATCAGGTGGCGACGAGCGTAGAAATCCCGTCGGAGGTGCTGTACAAAAAGTTTTCGTCCAACTACTCCGCCAGCCGCGGAGCATTGAACGAGTTCTGGCGCACCTGCGGAACGCTGCGGGACGGCTTTGCAGACGATTTCTGCCAGCCGACCTACGAAAAGTGGTTTGCCGAGGCGGTGGCCCGCGGGCGTATCAATGCCCCGGGATTCTTTGATGATCCGGCGGTGGCGAAAGCCTACATGGGCTGCACATGGAATGGTCCGGCCAGAACCAACTTGGACGCGAAGAAAGAAATCGAGGCGGCGATCCTGCGCATGGACAAGGGTATCAGCACTGCCGAGCAGGAAACGGCGCAGATGACAGGAGGAAGCTGGCGGGCAAATATGCGCCAGCGCAAGTCCGAAATGGAGAAAATAAAGGAGGTAGGGTGCGATGGGCAAACCCAGTTCCAAGACGACCCCGAAGACGACAAATAACAAGTTCTGGAAGTTCTGCAATCTGGCTGATAGCCAGAAAGCGGAGCTTTTTCTTTACGGCGACATTTCCGAAACAAGCTGGTGGGGCGATGAAGTCACCCCGAAACAGTTTGCGGACGATCTCGCCGCTCTGGGCGATGTGACCGAGATCACCGTGTACATCAACTCCGGCGGCGGTGACGTGTTTGCAGCTCAGGCCATTGGCAATCAGCTGGAACGCAATGCTGCCACTGTGACCGCCCATATCGACGGCCTGTGCGCCAGTGCTGCCACTATCGTTGCCTGCCACGCTGATAAGGTGGTGGCAGCAGCTGACAGCACCTACATGGTCCACCCGGTGAGTATGGGAATCTGTGGCTACCTGACGGCGGCTGAGATGCGGGATTACCTGAAAGCATTGGACACTACCAGAGAGAGCATTGTCTCCCTGTACGCCAAGAAGACCGGCCACGATGCAGA